GTTGAATTGGTGTCCAAAGCACTGATAGCGCACAATGTGCGTAAGACCGACATATTCAAGTTTCAGACGTTGGCGGCAGATATGGTATTCTTGCCAACCATATGGGATCAGATGGCGATTGACGACCGCCAGAGTGAGGCATATAGAGATAGGTTGCGCCCGCGTGGCATGCCGACGCTCTTTTCCCGAGTTTGTGAGATGGGGCGGGTGCTTATGGGGGGAGACCCCAAAGGCCCCGCCTTGTCCTATCACAAACAATAGGGGTGCCTTAGGGTAGTTCGAGGGATGACAGGTCCCTTGGAACAGCGACATGTTGAAGTAAACAAAGCTGGACCAATCTATCGGTGGGAGATCGAACAATGCCAGGGAGTCACCAAACAGAGAAAACTGTATAAAATCTCCGGCGTCGGATTAGACGTAGAGTTTGGCGTACACGATAATAGTATTGGTAATGTACAGCGTGGGTTGTATGAGAGGGTTCTATACCGAGTCAAGGATGGAACACCAGCTCTACCTCCATCACCCACGGCAGAGGCCTACACCGAGGAGTTATCCCTGTATAGAAGGTTGCTAGTAGAGGCGACGCCCGTTAGCCGCCCATTGACCCGCGACCAAGTCGTGGGTGCATATGAGGGCCGTAAGCGGACGCTATACCAAAATGCAGCGGAGAGTTTAAGGACGAAACCACTAAATGTTAGTGATTCCTTTGTGTCGACCTTTGTGAAATGCGAGAAGCTACGATTGTGGCGGAAGCAAAATCCTGTGCCCCGGGTGATCCAGCCAAGATCGCCAAGGTACAATCTAGAAGTGGCACGCTACCTGAAGAGACTGGAGAAAGTCTTGTTGTCAGGTGTGGCGGATGTTTGGGGTGGAAAGACCGTGTTGAAGGGCATGAATCCAGTGCAGGTAGCTGAGGCAATTAGAGAGATGTGGGATGAATTCACTGATCCAGTGGCGATTCCCATTGACGCAACTCGATTTGACCAGCACGTTAGCACTGAGGCACTTGAGTGGGAACACTCAGTATACCTCGCCATGTTCCCGAAATATTGCCGCCCCAAACTGAAGAGGCTGTTAGACATGCAGTTGGAAAACCATGGATACGCCAGGACGGCCGAAGGTGTAATCAAATACACCGTGGCTGGTCGTAGAATGTCAGGGGACATCAACACTGGATTGGGGAATTGCCTCCTCATGACAGCGGTAATGTTCGCACTCCGACAAGCGACCGGCTTACACTTCCGCCTGGCCAACAATGGAGATGATTGTGTGATTGTGTGTGAGCGTGGGGATTTAGGCAGCATACAAAAAGCTCTGCCGACCCATGGGCTCAAGTTTGGGTTCGTGTTGGAGATTGAACCACCAGTTGACGTGTTCGAGGAGATATCATTTTGTCAGACACAGCCAGTTTTCGATGGCAGTGCGTACATCATGGTGCGTGACCCCCGGGTAGCGATTGACAAAGATCTGGTTACCGTGATCGATTTAGAGCATGGCGGAGCGAAATGGTGCAAAGCCGTCGGCGATTGTGGGTTGGCAATCGCCGGAGGAGTGCCTATGCAACAGCATATGTACCGCATGCTCCAACGCGTAGGAAAACCAGGCAAGGTGGGGAATGACCCATTCATGGACGGAGGTTTCGCTATGATGAGCCGGGGAATGGACCGGACGTTTAGTGAACCCCCACCCGAGTGTCGCTTGTCATATTGGCGGGCGTTCGGGATGTTGCCAGACGCACAGACAGCATTTGAAGAGTATTGGGACCAGGAGGTCTTAGTGCTATCCGCTGGGGAACGTAGCTCACCACTATCTTCCTACCAAAACCTTCTGTAAATATGAAAACTGCAAAGAAAAGAAATGCGAATAAAGGAATAGTCGTTCGTCGCAGCAATGTGACGACGATGAAACGCAAAAGTAAGACTGGAAATAAAGCTAGCGGTCTAACACCATATGCAACCAAGGTCATTAACATGTGGGCCGACCCATGCAACTCTGAGATGGTCCACCCACCATATGGAACTACCACATCTGGG